GGAAAGATTTAACGTTAATTGCAACACCCTAAGAAGTCGAGCAAGGCGCGGACTATGGAGCGAAAACGCAACAAGAGATGCAACAGAAAATGCAACAGAAAAGGAAAGCAACAAACCAAAATTAAACGTTAAGATAAAACCGCACACGCAAAATGCCGAGCCAAACCCGCCGGAGGATAATGCAACGCTAAGTGCAACACAACTAAAATGCATAGCAGAGCAAGCAAAGAGAGATGGACAGAGAGATGCAGAGGAGGCAACACAAACATTAACGGGCAAGCAAATTATATTTTGTTATGAATTTATTCAAGATTTTAATGCAACGCGTAGTGCAATTGTTGCGGGTTATTCAAAAAATAGCGCGCGGAGTATAGGGAGCGAAAACCTTGCAAAGCCTTATATTCAAGCAGAAATTAGAAGGTTACAAGTGGACACGATGAACAAATTGCAAATTAACCCGGAAAAAATTCTAATGGAGCATATGAAAATTGCATTTGCAGATATTACAAGTTATATGGAAATAGGGCGCAAGGAGCAAACATATTTTGACGATGCCGGAAACAAATATAAGGCAATGGGAGATTATGCACATTTAAAAGAGGGCATATTAATAGATGGTTCAGTTATACAACAAATAGAAGTTACCAAAGATAGTACAAAAATAAAGTTGCAAGACAAATTTAAGTCGTTGGAATTTTTAGCCAAGTACGCACAGTTAGGGCAAGACTACCATAAGCAAATGATTGAGATGGAGAAATTAACCATTATGAAAGAAAGATTTAAAATGGAGTTAGAGCGTGAAGTTAACGACAACGACAATGGCAACCTAGATGCATTAATAAAAGCTATTCATAAAACCGATACGATAGAGCAAGAAAATAATTTATTTGGTGAGATAGATGCGGAGGGCAATGCCGATGATTAATTTTGAGGTATTTGGAAAGAAATCCCGAGAGTTTTTAAATACACCAATTAGCAAAGATGCAAGAATAAATATTTTAGAGGGTTCAGTTAGGTCAAGCAAAACCGTTACCATGCTTGCAAAGTGGTTGGACTATATTGGAAATGCACCGCCGGGGTTATTACTTATGACCGGAGTTAGTAAAGAAACCCTATACGACAATGTTTTATTTGATTTATTCGACACCGTGGGCGCATCTCATTATAAATATAATCATAATAGCGGGGAGTTAATAATATTTGGTAGGCGCATTAAGATAATAGGCGCGAAAGATGAAGGGAGCGAAAAATATTTAAGAGGCAAAACCATAGCGGGTTGTTATAGTGATGAAATATCATTAATGCCAAAGAATTTTTTTATGCAATTGTTAAACCGTTTAAGCGTTGAGGGCGCAAAGCTATACGCCACAACCAACCCGGATAGTCCATACCATTATTTGTATAGTGAATATATAAACGACCCGGAGAAGTTAAAAAGTGGCATGGTTAAAGTTTACCATTTTATATTAGAGGATAACCCGAGTTTAAGCCATGAGTATGTGGAATTTATAAAGAAAGCATATAGCGGGTTATGGTATAAGCGGAATATATTGGGGTTATGGGTAATGGCGGAGGGCATCATATTCGACCAATTCAATGACGACACCATGAAAGTTAATGATGCAATGTTACCCGAATTTGTAAGATATTGGGTAGGTGTGGATTATGGAACGAGCAACGCAACAACCTTTATGTTATGTGCTATGGGAGCGGATAGAAAATTTTATGTATTAAATGAATATTATCATAGCGGGCGCGATAGCTTGCAAAAGTCCCCGGCACAGTATAGCAAGGATTTAATTAAATTTGTTGCATCTCAAAAAAACGTTCATCTATTACCGATTAAACCCGAGCGCATTTACATTGACCCAAGCGCAGAAAGTTTTATAGTGCAATTATATGAGGACGGTTTAAAGGGCGTTACGCAAGCCGACAACGCCGTTAAAAATGGTATTGAGTTATTAACAAATTTAATGGGAGCAAATAATTTTAGAGTGCATGAGCGTTGCACCCATCTATTAACTGAATTATCAAGTTATATTTGGGATAGCAAGGCGCAAAAGTTAGGCGAGGACAAACCCATTAAGGAGAACGACCACACAATTGATGCAATACGTTATGTTGGTTATAGTACGCGTTCAATATGGGCGCGATATATATAATAATAATACGAATATTTATGTATAGTATTCACCGAATATTCGTACTATAATAAAATAAAAAGGAGTTGTATATTTATGGCATTTACACCGGGTAAAAAGGGCGTTAATCCATTTGCGAAAAACGGGGAAAAGAAAAAAGATGAAATGAACGGGAACGGCAAAAATGGCAATGGTAAGAAAAAAGTTGTTAAAAAGAAATGAGAGGATTTTATATTATTGGGGTAATAGTTGTAATATTTGTAATTGTTGGGAGTTGTAAAAAATGAACACACAAACATTATTAATTATTCTAGTTGTAATTGTTTTAATTATTGCATTTAGGAGGTAATTGTATGCCATTAAAAAAAGGTAAGAGCGCAAAAACAGTTAGCACAAATATTAAAAAAGAAATGGCGAGCGGTAAACCTCAAAAGCAAGCCATTGCAATTGCATTAAGTACGGCGGGCATTAAACCAAAGAAAGGTAAAAAGAAAAAATAAATAATTATGTCACATCAAAGGAGGGATTTTATGAGTTTACCACATGATGGAATGAATTTCCCACCCAAGAAATGGGAACACATTTATTATAAATATGCAGAGTGGAGCGCATGGTATGGGTCAAACATTGAGCAATTAATAAATGTATATAGCGACCATATGTGTCAACCTTATTCACCCGAGAACAAATTTAATATTAACACCATAAAAAGGGAAATAGAAACGTATTTACATGTCCCCGTTGCAAGTGATATAAGCGCGACAAGTGCAAATTTATTATTTGGTGAGCAACCCATTATAAGAATATCAGAGGCGCAAGAGAAGAACGCAAGCGCGAGCGCAAAGGCTACCCAAGAGCGGTTGGACTACCTTTTAAATAAAGGCGAGGTATACAATAAGCTAATAGAGAGCGCAGAAAGTGCAAGCGCATTAGGAGGCGTATTTTTAAAGCCGAATTGGGACACGGATTTTTTAGACATTCCAATTATTGATATAGTGCAAGCAGATAATGCCATACCATATTTTAAATGGGGTTTTTTGTATGAGGTATTATTTCACAAAGTAATTAAACAAATTGATAATGTTGTTTTTAGATTATGCGAGTACCACGAAAAGGGAGTATATTACAACGCATTATATAAAGGCACAGAGGATAATTTTGGTAAACGTATGCCATTAACTTATTTGCCCGAAACTGAATTATTGCAAGATGAAGTTAGAACGGGAATTAATGACATTATGGTTAGATACATTCCAAATATAAAACCAAACCGTATGATTAGGGGTAGTGGTTTAGGCAATAGTGACTATCAAGGAAACGAGGGATTATTTGACAGTATAGACCAAGTTTATACAAGTTGGATAAAAGAAATTAAATTAGGTCAAGCGCGCATAATTGTACCCGAGCAATGGTTAGAGCGTACTAATGGTAAATTTACCTTTAATGCCCAACAAGAAATATTTACGGCGTTAGATATTGACCCATTAAGTGCAAAAGGTCAAGGCATTAACCAAGTGCAATTTGATTTAAGGGTTGACGAGCATAAAACCACGGTTGAGCAATTAGTTATGCAAGCCGTAACAGATGCGGGATATAGTCCGCAAACATTTGGTTTAAATATTGCCGGCAATGCAGAGAGCGGAACGGCGTTAAATATCAGAGAAAGAAAATCAAGCATTACAAGAGGCAAGAAACAAATATTTTTTAGGCAAGCCATACAAGATATATTGCAAATGCTATTAATGATTGATAAGGCGGTATTTAAGACACCCGGCATTGACCCGAATTTAACACCAAGCGTTGAATTTCAAGATAGTTTAGAATTTAATTTAGACCAAACAAGCGCAACCATTGAAATGTTAAACAGAGCGCAAGCCATAAGCGTTAAAACAAAAGTACAAATGGCGCACCCTAATTGGAGTGCAGAAGAAATTGACATGGAAGTATTTGCTATTAATCAAGAAACCGGAATACCAAGCGCGGGCGTTAATATTGATAGTATGGAAGAAACCGACCAAGACATTGAGAGCATAACAGATAAAGAAGAT